GCGACAGGTATAATCCACAACGTTTCCGCATCCCCTTCAGTGCCGAAGTGGCGAAATCGGTAGACGCAGTTGATTCAAAATCAACCGTAGAAATACGTGCCGGTTCGAGTCCGGCCTTCGGCACCATTAGTACTTCCAAGACCATCCGAGAAAGTCCAACTATCCCTTAAAAATCAATGCTTGCAGCGGTTTTTACGTCTTGAGGTATCCGAGGTTGTCCGTTGAAATCCGGATGGCATTGGGGGCATAATTGGGGGCATCTTAACTTCGATTAGAAATGTGCCCCCACATGAAGCTCAACGCCAGACAGGTCGAGACCGCAAAGCCAAAAAATAAAACCTACAAAATAGCCGATGGCGGCGGTTTGTATCTCGAGGTGTCGGCCAAGGGTTCTAAATACTGGCGCATGAAATACCGACGCCCCTCTGACAAAAAAGAGGATCGCCTCGCTTTTGGTGTGTGGCCAACTGTGACGCTTGCTCAGGCAAGAGCAAAGCGCGACGAAGCTAAAAAGTTGTTAGTACAGGGCATTGATCCAAAAGCTGAACAGAAAGAAGCTCAGGCCGAGGATTCGGGGGCATATACTTTCGAAACCATTGCTCGTGAATGGCATGCCAGTAACAAGCGCTGGAGTGAAGACCATCGATCGCGCGTTCTTCGCTACCTTGAGCTTTATATCTTCCCTCATATCGGTTCGTCCGACATTCGCCAGCTAAAAACCTGCCACCTGTTAGCCCCGATTAAAAAAGTTGATGCCAGTGGTAAGCATGACGTTGCTCAGCGTCTTCAGCAGCGTGTCACGGCTATTATGCGTTATGCAGTACAGAACGATTACATCGACTCAAACCCAGCCAGTGATATGGCCGGTGCGCTATCGACAACGAAAGCACGACACTATCCAGCTTTACCCTCTAGCCGCTTCCCTGAGTTTCTTGCTCGTCTTGCTGCATATCGTGGCCGTGTAATGACTCGGATTGCGGTCGAGCTTTCCTTACTAACTTTTGTGCGTTCCAGTGAGTTACGTTTCGCGCGTTGGAATGAGTTTGATTTTGATAAATCTTTGTGGCGCGTTCCTGCAAAACGGGAAGAAATTAAAGGCGTTCGTTACTCGTATCGTGGAATGAAGATGAAAGAGGAGCATATCGTTCCGCTTAGTCGTCAGGTGATGAATTTATTACACCAGTTAAAGCAGATTAGTGGTGATAGAGAGCTGCTTTTTCCGGGAGATCATGACGCAACAAAGGTTATGAGTGAAAACACAGTAAACAGCGCATTACGTGCAATGGGATATGACACTAAAACTGAAGTGTGCGGACATGGATTTAGAACGATGGCGCGTGGTGCGTTGGGTGAGTCAGGGTTATGGAGTGACGACGCGATAGAACGACAGTTGAGCCATTCAGAGCGTAATAATGTCCGTGCTGCATATATTCATACATCAGAGCACATAGATGAGCGGCGACTGATGGTACAGTGGTGGGCTGATTTCCTAGATGGGAATCGTCAGAGCATCATTTCGCCATATGATTTTGCTAAAAAAGGAAATTTTAGAGTAAAATAATTTTTATATTATATATAGTATATTGATCATAAACTTGGAATCATATTCTGGACTTTTTGTCAGCATTAGTGTAGCAACTATGACTAACAATAATTGTTGGAGTTATGGTTACCATGGAAATTCCTCATATTTTAAGTCAAAACATCAACTCAGGTCGTGTTGTTCTTTTTTTAGGTTCCGGGGCTACTATTGGAGCTACAACGGTAAGCGGGAAAGAGGCACCTAAAGGTAATGATTTGGCCAATATTCTTTCGAAAGAATATTTTGGAGATGAAAAAACTACTAAGGCATTATCCTCGGTAGCGGAGTTAGCAATATCTGAAACTGATATTCATACAGTACAACAGTACATTAAAGATTACTTTGATGAGTTTGAACCAGCTGATTTTCATCTAAAAATACCTACATTTAGATGGGTTGCAATATATACTACAAACTATGATTTGGTGATCGAAAGAGCTTATCAAAAACAATTAAATAAAACACAAAATATTAAGTGTATATATAAAAACAGTGATAGAGTCGATGAAATACTCAGAGCAACTGATTCTATTTGTTATGTAAAACTTCATGGGTGCATTACTAAAACTGATGATCTAACTATCCCGTTAATTTTGACTCCTGACCAATATGTGACACATAAACGCAATAGAGATCGGTTGTTCAATCGGTTAGATGAGCATGGGCATCAGTATACTATAGTTTTTGTAGGATATAGTTTGGATGACTCAGATCTGAGGCAAGCTCTTTTATCCTTAAGCGACAGCTTGGACGAAAGACCAAGATTTTATACTGTTACACCATCATTGTCTGAGGCTGAAGTGCGTATGTGGGAGAAGAAAAAAATAACTCCTCTTAAGGGAACTTTTGAGGATTTCTTAAATTCTTTAGATCAAACGACTCCTATTGCCTTGCGGAACATATCTCGCGTTAAAAAGCAGCACGAGATTGAACGTGTATTAAATGATAATGATTTGGAATTGTCATCTAAAACAGTTGAGTTGCTCTCCAGTGAGCTTGTTTTTATTCGCTCAGATATGCCTACTAATAGGCTTGCTCCATCTGATTTTTATAAGGGAAATTCATATGGTTGGGAATCCATTAAGGAGTCTTATGATTGCCGTAGAGCTCTTTCAGACACATTAATTAGCGAGGTTGTTTTATTAGAGGAAGTCGAGAGGAATGCAGTTGTAGATTTCTTTTTAGTTAAAGGTCATGCAGGTTCTGGAAAAACCATTACTCTAAAACGTATCGCATGGGACTCTGCAATAGAATATAGTCGTATAGTTTTATACTGGGAATCTTCGAATAAGATAGATATCAATGCTATCTTTGAAATATGTGAACGCTCTAATGACAGGATATTTTTATTTGTTGATAAACCATCATTTCATATTTCTGAAATAATGGCCTTAATAAAGAGGGGTATATCATCAAACCTCAAGCTAACTATAATTTCATCAGAGAGAGGAAATGAATGGAATATGGAGTGTGAACCCCTGCATTCTTATGTTTCAAGGGAATATAAACTACCTTATTTGAAAGAAAAAGAAATTAAAGATCTTTTAGATAAATTAGATAAATTTCAATGTTTGGGTCTCATTAAGGATTTGGCCCGTGAAAAGCAAGAGGAGGCTTTTAGAAATAAGGCAGGCAGACAAATACTAGTCGCGCTTTATGAGGTTACTATGGGTAAATCTTTCGAGGATATTGTTTTTGATGAGTATAATAATATTGAGCCCGAGCAAGCTAGATTGATTTATAGAACTATTTGTGCTCTCAATCGTTTAGGTGTGCCAGTTCGTACAGGTATTATACATAGGATTTTTGGTGTTCCATTTGAGATATTTAAACAGAAGTTTTTTAGCCCTCTTGAAAATATCGTTCAGGTCATAAGCCCATCTAATAATGATGACTATGCCTATCAAGCCAGACATCCTTTAATCGCAGAGTTTGTATTTGCTCGTACGATGCTAAATGAAGTTGATAAGGAAGATTTATATTTTGATTTGATTGATTCTCTGGATATTGGGTATTCATCTGATAAAAAAGCTTATCGAGAAATCATCAAAGCTAGGAATCTAATGGCGCTATTCAATGATCCATTAATTGTTAGAAGAATCTATGATGCAGCAAGGCAAATTGGAGAGTATGATGACTATTATCATCAGCAAATTGCCATTTTCGAAATGAAACGTAAGAATCCGAATTTTAGACTTGCTGAGCAACACTTAGATATTGCAGCAGAAATTGCGCCATATAACCCGACCATAAATCATACTCGTTCTGAACTTGAACTCCAAAAAGCGCGAGGCGGTAATGAGTTAGAGCGAGATAGATTTCTTTCACGTGCTCGCGAATATGCATTAAATAATATCCGTAGCGGGTATGATAATAACTCACATAGTTATCATACTTTGTGTAAGGTTCACTTAGAAAAAATTTCAGCAATCCTCAATGCTAATGTCATTGATGAAAAAACATTAAAAGAGTTAATCAAAGAGTTTGTGACAACATTACATTCCGGCTTGCAAAAAAAACCAAATTCAGAGTTTCTCTTGGAGGCATAATCTAAACTGAGTTCTTTGCTAAATGATAATAAAGGTGCAATAGCATCATTGGAGAAAGCATTTAGTAAAAATAGTGCTAGTACCTTCATATCAATTGCATTATCGAAAGCTTATATAAAAAATGAAAATGTACCTAAGGCCAGAGAGATAATGGAAACTGTTTTGGAATATTATCCTGCTGATAAGGTATGTAATGGCAGGCTCGCAAAAATAATAACTGATTTTTACCCTCAAGAAAATGAACTTGCAGAATACTACTGGAGGCGCTCATTTACTGAAGGTGATGCTAATATAGAAAATCAATTTTGGTATGCTCGTCAGTTATATATAAACAAAAAGTATGAAGACTCTAAACATTACTTTGCAATAACAAAAAGCAAAAATGTTGCTCCCGAAGTTAAAAGTAAAATACGTGGTCCCATTTTCGATAGAGAAGCATGTTTGTTACAATTAGGAGGGGCGGTTATCAGGAAGGATGATAGTTACTGCTTTGTGCGTGATTTTGCATCCGGTGAGGTCGCATTTCTGCCTAAGAGAAACATTACCGATCCACTTTTTTGGGATCAAATAAGGATAGACACCCAAGTTTTATATAATCTTGGGTTTAATTATTACGGAGCATCAGCCTTTAATGCTAAAGAATTTGATTTGTAGTTTTCGCTTAGCGCGCAATGCTCTCCCCGCCACGCCTGCCCGCTTAAGGGGGCGCTTTTAATGCAGGTGCATGACCGGCCTCGGGGCGCGCCAGCGCTGGCACTGGCGGGGGATCCAGTGTCGGTAAAACGCATGCAAAACCATGCACCTATGCATGCATGGCTTTTTTAGGGGATAAAGGCGGGATTTTCGGGAATTTTTGAAAGGACTACTGCGCGGCCAGCTCTGCACGGCGGCGGGTGTAATTCAGGTTCTGTGCAGGCGTGAATTTTTCACGATTATCATCGCGCGAAGCCGCGTCAGGCCTGAATCCGATGGCCGTTAAAATGTCATTATCCTGCGCCGAATAATTAATTTTTTCACCGGCGACCAGCCAGAGCTGTAGCGCCTCACGCAGATAGTCGAGTGAGTGCTGCATGGCGCAGCGCTGAACGGCGGAGTGTTGCCCGGAATAATTCATCAGCTCCGGGGCAAGGGCGGCGGCCAGCTCCGCACCGTGTACCTGCATAAAATCATTTAAACGGTCGCGGATACTGATGCGCTGCACCTCCTCATGCGAACGGATATAGCGACCGGCAGCCTGATTAATTTCCCACTTTTTCACGTCGATAATCTCGCGCAGCGTTTGCAGGCTCCGGCCGCTACCGGCAAGCTGTTCGCGGTATGCCTGCTCGGCCTGCGTCAGTTCTTCCCTGCGTTGCAGCCAGGCGGATTTGTTTGCCTGACAGGCCTCAAAGGCTTTCTGTAGCGTCAGTGTGGTCACGTATGTTTCTCCTGATGACTGGCCGTGCTTACGCACCGGCACGGTTAACGATGGCCGCCGGTGCGGGTAGCGGGATAACCGGCTCTGTCACCGGTGAACGAATAACCCCGTCGATGGATTCAAGCGTGCGGAACGTGGCCGAGCACTCGATGTTCATGCACTGGTGATAGCGCTGTTTGACGTTATCGGACAGATAACGACTGGTGCGGGAATGCGCGCTGGTTTTGCAGAACGGACAGTGAAACATGCTTACTCCTCCGCTTCTGTCTCGCCATTTTCAGCCAGCTTTCTGGCAAGCATCATTCTCTTCGCAGGGCTGCGTAACAGCTCCGTATCCACGCCGGTAATCTGCGGCCGGTGCATGCCCGTCACGGACAATACAGGCTCCTGCGTCATGTCGAAGCGATACATGCTGCCCTGACGGCTCAGCGCGTCGCGCAGCTCGCCGGTGGCCACGGACTGCGGGGCACTTTCACCCTTCATTTCGAGGGCACGAATGCGCAGCAGGAAAGCGCGGATGAGGGCGACAGGAACCGCATTGACAGCCTGAGCCCATTCCGCACCGGCGTAAGCGGTAAAGGCATCTTCATGCGCTGAAAGGTATTTATTGCCGGTGGAGCAGGCATTCAGCATGGCGCGTGTCCGGTCGGTCTCCAGCTCCGCAATCAGACCGGTGAACTCGTCGGCCAGCTCGCGGCTGGCGATACGCCTGCTGTGCTCAGCCTTCATTTCAGGGGGGAGACTGCCGCGCAGGGTGCGAAAGCGGCTGCGCCAGTCCTGCTCCGCCTCAGTGCTCTCATCGAGGGCGGTCTGCCGCTCCTGCTTACAGCGTTCAATGGACGTATCAATCTCTTTCAGAACCTGCATGCTGGCCGCGTGGGTGTCTCTTGCTGCAGTGAATGCGCTCAGCTTGTCGGTGATGCGCTGGCTGTTCTCTGCGTACCGCTGAGCGGCAACGTCTTGCAGGGCGGTAATGAGTGTTTCGGGTTTCATGTTCAGGCTCTCCGTTTATTCAACCTGAAATGATTCTGCCCTTCATGACACAACATCTCGATTCATTGCAGTTGTGGCAGTTCTGGCACAAACAGCACTTTAAACCCGGCTTGCCAGATAAAGGTCTCAGCAAAACCTTACTCATCGTTTGTTTTTTTACATATAACTGTTCACTACTGTTCACCTTAAATAAAAATATAAATAATACAGTAAGATAAAGGGTGAACAGTTGAGGATCTGACTGTTCACCGTCTGTTCACCACTGTTCACCCATCTTCTGAACTCTCCTGGAGGTGTATATATTTTTTATTAATAAAAAATAATCTATTAACCACTTTTTGTTATGTATGGATGTGCCAGAATGTGCCAAAGGATACCCACGATATACCAGAACATTGTCAGAGATTGTCGCTGTATAAAAAACAGTCTGTTGTGTGGTGAAGTACTGCAAAATGACTTGTTGCCCTGAGAGAAAATATTCACAAAATAGAGAGCTACCCGAGGCCGGACGGACACGACCGGCACTGTATGGACATTATGAGGTAGCCCGATGCAAACCGCTTTTTCTTCCCCGTCTTCTGCCCCTGCCGCGCCACTGATGCCGGTTTCTGATGCCGTTCAGGAGCGCTTTATCCGCCTGCCCGAAGTGATGCATCTGTGTGGCCTGTCCCGGTCGACCATTTATGACCTCATCAGCCGGGAAGCCTTCCCGAAACAAATCTCCCTCGGTGGAAAAAATGTGGCGTGGGCGCAGTCTGAAATCACCGCATGGATGGCAGATCGCATTGACGAACGCAACCGGGGCTATGACGCATGATGATGACCGTTCAGCATTCAGCCCCTTTTTCTGGCTTGCTTCCTGTCGTCGTTTCCAGGTATAGTTTTCCCGCTGTCGCAAAATCGGCAGCCGGAATTGGCGTTCCGAATAACTTCAAGGCGACACGACACGCGCCATGCGTGTTTTTTTATGTCGTTGCTCAGGCACACCCATTTTCAGGGCTGTGGTGTTTATTCGTGCACCCGAGTCCTTTTCTGATAATGGTAGTCCGGGCGGGGCAGCCTTCGGGCTGGCCGGTTTCCTTGAAGGCCGGTTACGCCAACCCCGTTCGGGCTGCCACCAGTGAAATTGGCGTTTCCGGTGGTAGTTTTTCAAACTACTTCAAGGAGGCTGCCATCATGGCTACTACCCTCACCCCATCGTACCCGCAGTTTGTCTTTGTGTTTGCCGCCGTTCGTCGTGCAGACCGTAAACCCCGTATCTGTATGCTCCGCACCGTTGCCGGTGATGAACACGCCGCACGCCTGTCGCTCGTTCGCGACTACGTTCTGTCGTTCGCTGGCCGCCTGCCGGTTGCGGAGGTGCGTGCATGAGACACACCACCATTACCGCCCGTGACCTCGAATGTCTGGAGCATATGCGCAACGTCGGCCAGCTCGTCAATGAGCTGATGCAGGTGCAGGACTGCGCCACCGTTCGTCGTGACCCTGCGCAGCAGTCGCAACTCACCTCCGTGATTTACCTTATGACCGCCCAGCTCGACGGCGTGGTAGAGCGCTGCAATCAGCGCTGGCTGACCGGGGAGGGCAACGTATGAAAAAGCCATTACCGCCCGTATTACGCGCCGCGCTGTATCGGCGCGCCGTGGCCTGTGCATGGCTGACCCTGTGCGAACGCCAGCACCGCTATCCGCACCTCACCCTTGACGCGCTGGAAAGCGCCATTGCCGCCGAGCTGGAGGGCTTCTACCTGCGCCAGCACGGCGAGGAAAAAGGCCGCCAGATTGCCTGTGCACTGCTGGAAGATTTAATGGAAGCCGGACCACTCAAAGCCGCGCCGTCGCTGTCCTTCCTCGGGCTGGCCGTGATGGATGAACTCTGCGCCCGTCACATGCAATCGCCTGTTGTGCATTGAGGGAGAAAATAACGATGAAAATGAACGTAACAGAAACGGTAAAACAGGCGTGCGGCCACTGGCCGCGCATTCTCCCGGCGCTGGGTGTGAAGGTCATTAAAAACCGCCATCAGGCCTGTCCGGTGTGCGGCGGCTCTGACCGCTTCCGCTTTGACGATAAAGAGGGGCGAGGGACTTGGCTCTGTAACCAGTGCGGCGCGGGGGATGGCCTGAAACTGGTCGAAAAGGTGTTCGGTGTAAAACCATCAGAGGCAGCCCAAAAGGTGAACGCCGTGACCGGCAACCTGCCACCGGTTGCCCCGGAAGTGATTGCGACAGCAGAGGCTGAAACCGAAGCTGACCGTAAAGCGGCGGTCTCGCTGGCTGTCAGACTGATGGAGAAAACACGCACGGCCAGTGGCAACGCCTATCTGACCCGCAAGGGCTTCCCCGACCGGGAATGTCCGGTACTGTCGGTCATGCATAAAACCGGCGGCGTGACGTTCCGCGCCGGTGATGTGGTTGTCCCGCTGTATGACGATACCGGCGCACTGATTAACCTTCAGCTTATCAGTTCTGACGGTCTCAAACGCACCCTGAAAGGCGGGGCGGTAAAAGGAGCGTGCCATACCATCGAAGGGAAAAAACAGGCCGGAAAACGCCTGTGGATAACGGAGGGCTATGCGACCGCGCTTACCGTGCATCACCTGACCGGCGAAACCGTCATGGTGGCGCTGTCGTCCGTGAACCTCCTTTCTCTGGCGAGCCTTGTCCGCCAGAAACACCCGGCCTGTCAGATTGTCCTCGCCGCCGACCGTGACCTTAACGGTGACGGCCAGAACAAAGCCGCTGCGGCCGCAGGAGCCTGTGAGGGCGTTGTTGCCCTGCCGCCGGTGTTCGGTGACTGGAATGATGCGTTTATGCAGCACGGCGAAGAGGCCTCGCGGAAAGCCATTTATGACGCCATCCGGCCACCGGCGCAAAGCCCGTTCGATACCATGAGCGAGGCGGAGTTTACCGCCATGAGCGCCAGCGACAAGGCTCTGCGGGTGCATGAGCATTACGGCGAAGCGCTGGCGGTGGATGCGAACGGACAGCTCCTGTCCCGCTATGAAAACGGCATCTGGAAAAATATCCCGGCCGCCACTTTTTCACGGAATGTGGCTGACTTATTCCAGCGCCTGCGCGCCCCGTTCTCATCCGGGAAAATTGCCTCGGTGGTGGAGACCCTGAAACTGATTATTCCGCAGCAGGCCGCACCGGCACGGCGTCTGATTGGCTTTCGCAACGGGGTACTCGATACCCAAAACGGCATATTCAGTCCACATCATAAATCGCACTGGCTGCGCACGCTTTGCGACGTGGATTTTACCCCGCCGGTGGAAGGCGAAATGCTGGAGACTCACGCGCCGAATTTCTGGCGCTGGCTCGACCGGGCGGCCGGTAAAAATCCACAAAAGCGCGACGTGATACTCGCTGCGCTTTTTATGGTGCTGGCGAACCGCTATGACTGGCAGCTCTTTCTCGAAGTCACCGGTCCCGGTGGGAGCGGCAAAAGTATTCTGGCCGAAATTGCGACCCTGCTCGCCGGAGAGGATAACGCCACATCGGCCGACATCGACACGCTGGAAGACCCGCGCAAGCGTGCCTCCCTGATTGGCTTCTCGCTTATCCGTCTGCCTGACCAGGAAAAATGGAGCGGTGACGGCGCTGGACTTAAAGCCATCACCGGCGGCGATGCGGTCTCGGTTGACCCGAAATACCAGAACCCGTATTCAACGCATATTCCGGCGGTGATTCTGGCCGTAAACAATAACCCGATGCGCTTCACCGACCGCAGCGGCGGTGTGTCACGTCGCCGGGTGATTATTCATTTCCCGGAGCAGATTGCCCCGGAAGAGCGCGACCCGCAGCTCAGGGATAAAATTGCGCGCGAGCTGGCTGTTATCGTGCGCCAGCTTATGCAGAAATTCAGCGACCCGATGACCGCGCGCGCGCTGCTCCAGTCGCAGCAGAACTCCGATGAGGCACTCAGCATCAAGCGTGATGCTGACCCGACGTTTGATTTTTGCGGTTATCTGGAAATGCTGCCGCAGACCAGCGGGATGTTTATGGGTAATGCCAGCATCATCCCGCGTAATTACCGTAAATATCTTTATCACGCATATCTGGCCTATATGGAGGCCAACGGGTACAGAAACGTGCTCAGCCTGAAAATGTTCGGGCTGGGGCTGCCCATGATGCTGAAAGAGTACGGCCTGAATTATGAAAAGCGGCACACAAAGCAGGGGATACAGACCAACCTGTCGCTGAAAGAGGAAAGCTACGGCGACTGGCTGCCGAAATGCGATGAACCCGCAGCGATATAACCCACTCCAGACCGGCTACAGCCGGTCTTTTTCTTTCCGGCAATTGCCATAAGGTGAACAATCTACTGTTCACCCTTCACCGTATATTCACCCTGTATCACTATGAAAGTATTGATAAAAAAGCAAAGGTGAACAGTGTGAACAGTAAAACCGGAAAAAACTTTTTATCCCCCTTGTATCGCCTGACCGGGCGCCCCCGGAACGAGCAAAACGAACAAAGGTGAAGAGTCGACTGATCACCCTTCACCGACTCATAACCACTTAACTGCATGATATAAAATTAAAAATAACCGAGGTGAACAGTTAAATGCAAAAAAACTTTTTTGTGGGGATTGAGTTCCGGTTAGGATCCGGATTTCGGATCCTAACCGAATAGGGCGTTAATCTTTAATTTATTAGCAATATCAATTAGCTAAGTTTGATATGCTCAAAAAATTCGTTGGGGGCACAAAAGGGGGCATATTACTTGTTTTTCAATTTAAAATTGTTATATTTCAGTGGGTTATAATATGATTTGAGTCCGGCCTTCGCACCAAAAGATGCAAATCAAAGTCGCTTAAGGGCGGCTTTTTTTGTGTCTGAAATTCAGTATTTACCCATCATCCCCGCTTTATTAACTCTCTCAAGGTCAACCGGCTTCAACGTACATCTACCAACAGATGTTGGTACAGATGATGGTTTTTCCGGTTCGATAATGCTTGTACCAACAGGGAGGGGATAAGCATGGTGTTAACAGATATCAAGGTCAGAACAGCTAGGCCAACGGATAAGCAATACAAACTGACCGATGGCAGCGGTATGCACCTGCTTGTCCATCCAAATGGTTCTAAGTACTGGCGTTTGCAGTACCGTTATGACGGCAAGCAAAAGATGTTGGCACTTGGGGTTTACCCTGAAATCACACTGGTGGATGCCAGAGCACGTCTTGACGAAGCGCGTAAGCTACTAGCGAATGGCGTCGATCCGGGAGACTAAGAGAAAAATGATAAGGTTGAACAGAGTAAAGCACGAGCCTTTAAAGAGGTAGCGATCGAGTGGCATGGCACCAATAAAAAGTGGACTGAAGATCACGCCCATCGTGTGCTAAAAAGCCTGGAAGATAATCTCTTTGCAGCGCTTGGTGAACGTAATATCACTGAGTTAAAAACGCGCGATTTATTAGCGCCCATTAAAGCAGTGGAGATGTCTGGACGTCTTGAGGTTGCTGCTCGTCTTCAACAGCGCACTACGGCCATCATGCGTTATGCAGTGCAAAGTGGGTTAATTGATTATAACCCGGCACAAGAGATAGCTGGGGCGGTTGCTTCCGGTAATCGACAACATCGTCCGGCGCTGGAATTAAAGCGCCTCCCTGAGTTGCTTGAGAAAATAGACAGCTATACCGGCAGGCCGCTAACCCGCTGGGCGACAGAACTCACTCTGCTTATCTTCATTCGGTCCAGTGAACTGCGTTTTGCTCGCTGGTCAGAAATCGATTTTGAAACGTCATTGTGGACCATCCCGCCCGAGCGAGAGCCTATTCCTGATGTGAAACATTCTCAGCGAGGTTCAAAGATGCGTACTCCGCATCTGGTGTCGCTTTCAAAGCATGAGCTGGCGATCCTGAGGCAGATAAAACAGTTTTGCGGGGAACACGAGCTGATTTTTATTGGCGATCACGACCCGCGTAAACCCATGAGTGAGAACACGGTGAACAGTGCACTACGGGTAATGGGTTATGACACTAAAGTCGAAGCCTGTGGTCATGGCTTTCGCACAATGACCTGTAGTTCTTTGATTGAGTCAGGTCTATGGTCCAAGGATGCTGTCGAACGCCAGATGAGCCATATGGAACGTAATTCGGTACGAGCAGCGTATATCCATAAGGCGGAATTTATCGACGAACGTAAGTTGATGCTGCAATGGTGGGCTGATTTTCTGGATGCTAACCGGGGCAGAGGGATTACGCCGTTTGACTATGCTAAGATCAATAGGGGGAATGGCGTGTGAGTTGTCTATAAGTGCACATTTGGCTCTAAATTAAAATCTGCTGACTAATTCAATTGAGGGGTTGGTTGGCAGTATCAAATAGTCAAATTATCACTGAGGCAACCTTTTCCATGGTGCTTTATTGACAGTAACGATCCATGCCAACCAATTAGCAACGAAAGCATCAACTAGGTCATTGAATTATTGTGATATAGAGGCAAGCTGAAAGGGCATGGTTTTCGCCACATGGTGAGTCTTATTCAGCGTAATCAGAGGCCTGGATTGAAACACAGCTTGCACATATCGTTAAGAGTGTGATACTCGTGGGACGTACAACTATGCGCAGTGCCTAGGGAAGGTGCGAATAAGCAGGTCATTTCTTCCCAAGCTGACTCGCTGATTAAAATTTCGCGGATCTGGGCCGATTTTTTTCCCGCAAACACATCGAATCAGCCTATTTAGGCTATTTTTTCCA